CGGGCTCCAAATTGTCGACATCCTGCCCAAACTGTACGCACGGCCCACGACGCTGCGCCAGATTGGCAAAGATGGTAGTGTGGAGATGACGCCCGTCAACCAGATGGACGCGCCACAGGAGGACGAGCAGCGCCTGCTGAGCAAGGGGTCCTACGACGTCGCCGTGGACAGCGGCCCCGCCTACTCGACCCAGCGGGAGATGGCTGCGGAGAGGCTCGGGGAGCTTGGGCGGGTGCTGCCGCAAGAGATGCTGCCGCTTATCAGTGACCTCTGGGTGGCACAACTGGACATTCCCTACGCCGAGGAGATTAGCGCCAGGCTACGCACTGTTGTACCGTCTCAAGCGTTAGAGGCTACGAAGGATAAAAACCCGCAGACAGCCATTGCCGGACTCCAAAACCAACTTGAACAAGCGACACAAGCCCTCCAGGCTCTCCAGCAACAGTCACAGCAAGCGCAAGAAATAGCTGACGTATCAAAGCAGCAGGTAGCCCTCTTAGAACAGCAAGTAGCAACAATGCAGGCACGTCTTGCTGATAAGCAGGCTGATAATCAGCTCACAGCTCAGAAGAATCAGATGGATTATGAGATTGATCGTCAGAAGCTGATGCTTGAAGAACAAAAGTTAATGTGGCAGATGCAGCAAGCGAATCAGCCGCAAAATGGGCAGGTAGAATAGCATGTTACGTGGTATACTTAGTACAGAACGGGTGAGGCTCGTATCCTCACCCGCTCCTAGCCAATCACTGCGACTAATACGGAGTCACAGCCAATGGATGATCTCAGTATACCAGAACTGTCCCCAGAAGAAATCCGCCATCAAAAACGACTTGCGAGCTATGCGAGGTATCACGAACGTCATCGAGAGAAGCTTCTTGTGGCTGGGCGTCAAGCCTATGCGGCTAAGCGTCAGCAACGGCTGGCTGCTGCGAAAGCCGCGCGTCTGGCTGATGTGGAGAAAGCACGCGAGTATGATCGTGCCCAGCGTCTTAAGCATCATGAAAAGCGGCTGGCTTACAACAGAGCGTATAGAGCAGCGAATCTTGAACGTCTCCAAGAGGCAGAGCGCCTTAAGTACCATGCTGATGTGGAAAAGAGCCGGGAACAAGATCGTGAGTTCTATCGCCGCAATGTCGAAAAGCGTAAGCAGAAGAGCCAGAATTGGCGCAAGAGAAATCCTGGCAGAGTCTTGGAATATGCCAAATCCTATGTCGCGATGCATGCAGAGAAGGTCCGCGTGCGCTCCAAAGCGTATCGTGACCAACGCAAGGAACATTACAAGCAGTTGCAGCAGGCTTGGTTTAAGGCCAATGTTCAGCGCGTGCGCGTGTATACGTCGCGTCGCCGCGCTCGTAAAGCCGCTGCGCCCCTCGATGACTTTACGCCTGCCCAATGGCGAGCCCTCTGTAAAGCCGCTGGCTATCGCTGCTGCTACTGTGGCAAGAAATTTCCCTCGACACAGCTTACGCCTGACCATCTTACGCCCTATGCCAAGCAGGGCAGCAACACCTTGCACAACATTCTGCCGTGTTGTGGACCCTGTAACAGTGCCAAAAGAGACCGCAACGTCCTTCAGCCAGTCCAACCTTTCTTACTTGTGGACGAGGGCGCTGCCGATTAGGAGCGTCCTATGTCCGTAGACGTGATCGAGCGTGGCCCGGATGGCGCGTACGTGACGGTTCCCGACCCTGGTGACGCGACGACCAGTCCTCCTGTGGTACCGCAGGCGGAAACAGTTGCGCCGGCTGAAACTGCCCCGCCCCGTACAGGCGGCCTGCAGGAGGGATCAGCTCCTCAGACGACCGAGACTCCCCCTCCCGCTGAGGCGAGCCTGGCAGCATCGCCAGAGGCAGAGGGGGAGGACGCCGACGTTGCCGATGACGCTGCCACCGTGCCGTTCGTCAATCGCCGCATCAAGCAACTCAACGCCAAGCGCCGCGACATCGAGAAGCAACTGGCCGACGAGCGCAGCCAGAACGCCCTGCGCCAGGCGCAACTCGAAGCCCGGCTGGATACACTGACAAGGGTGCTCTCTGGCGCGGCTCCTGACGTGCCAGCGTCACCGCCGCAGCCCACCGGCCCCCCGCAGGCCGAGCAGTTCGAGCGCCACGAAGAATTTATCCAGGCGGCCGCGCACTATGCCGCGGACCAGCGCTTTCAGCAGCAGCGCCAGGCGGAAGCCCAGGCCGCCTTCCAGCACAGCCTCATGAGCCGCGAGATGGCCTTTAAGGCCGAGCATCCTGACTTTGATACCGTGGTGCGCTCTGGCCTGGCCGGCAAGCTCTCGCCTGTCGTGCAGCAGGCCCTGATGCTGGTGCCTGATGGCCCGGCGGTGGCGTATGCCCTGGCCACGCAGCCCGAGCTGGTGCGTCAGCTCAATAGTCTCCCCCCGCCGCTGGTGCTGGTCGAGCTGGGCCGCCTCTCGCCGGCGTCCCCCCAGCAACCATCTCCTACCCCAGCGGCGGGATCTGCCAACGGCCATACGCCACCCACCACACCTGCGCCACAGGCACCGCTGCCAGAGCCGATGGCGCCTGTGGGCGGGGGAGGGAGTATGGTGCAACCGACCTATAACGAGAACATGAGTCAGGCCGAGTACGAGCGCTGGAGAGCGAAAACGAGTCAGTTGCCGTATGTAAGGAGAAGTTAGCCGAGCTGCCATAACGAGTATTGCTGCCACAAATTGCTGCCTTTGATAGCTGCCATGTGTTCTATAACGCCTATCATAGGACTTATTAAATTATGGCAAGTAATACGCTTCTGACGATTGGAGCTGTGACCCGCGAGCTCCTCATGCACCTGAAGGGCAATCTGGCCTTTACCCGTGGCGTCTCGCGCCAGTGGGAGAGCCAGTTTGCCGTTACCGGCGCCAAGATTGGCGCTCCCCTCCAGATCCGCAAGACGCCGAAATACGCCGTGCAGTCTGGCGCCCCGTTCACGGCGCAGAACTACATCGAAGAGTATGTGACGCTGATCGTGAACCAGCAGAAGCATGTGGACGTCGAATTTACGAGCGTAGAGCAGACCCTCTCTCTCGATGATTGGTCCAGGCGCATTGGCCGGCCCGCCGCCTCCCGCCTGGCCGCCGAGATCGACAAGGACGGCCTGCTGTGCTATAGCCAGGTGGCCAATTCTGTGGTGAGCCCCACGGCTGCCGCCGAGAAGTTTTATGCCTACAACGTCGCCCGGGCCATTATCATGCAGGAAGGTGGCCCCGCAGACGGCGACTACTCTGTCTGCCTCGAACCGATGGAAGAAGCCGCCGTGGTCAACGCCAACCGGGGCCTGTTCCAGTCCTCAACGCAGATTAAAGAGCAGTACGAAGAGGGCAAAATGGGCCGCATGGCTGGGGCAGACTGGTATATGGACCAGAACGTCGCCAGCCATACCACAGGCGCACGGGGCGGGGCTGCGATTGTCACCACAGCCGGGCAGACAGGTTCAGCCATTCTCACCTCAACCTGGACGGCGAGCGGCTTGCGCCTCAAAGCCGGCGATGTGATCCAGTTTACCGGCGTCTACGCGGTCAATCCGCAGACGCTCCAGAGCACAGGCAGGTTGCGCGATTTCGTCGTGACCAGTAACGTCACGGCTGACGCCGGCGGGCTGGCGACCGTGAACATCTCGCCACCCATTATCCTGGCGCCCGACCCGAGAGCGACGGTCAGTAACGCCGCAGCCGCGAGTGCGCCGATTCTGTTTACGGGCACGGCGAACACGACGTATAGCCAGAACCTGTACTATCATAAGAACGCCTTTACGGTGGCCATTGTGCCGATGGTCATGCCTGAGAGTGGGAGTGCATCGAGGGCCAGTGACGATGAGTTCAGGGCCTCACTGAGGCTGTGGAAAGATAGCGTGATCGCGACCGATACGCACCCGAGTCGCCTGGATGCGCTCTATGGCTGGTTGTGCCAACAACCCGAGCTCGCATGCCGAGTATGGAGTGTACCAGGTGTCACTTAGACGGAGACGATAGTGGCCGACAACACCATCTTAACCACCCGCATAGCGGCAGTAGTGGAGGTGCCTATGACCGAAGATGCTGCGCCCTACGGCGCCAGCGCCCAATTCCCGGGGTATTTCCACCATGCCACGTTGCCCATGGTGCTGTGCGAGACGGAGGCCGAGAAGGACGCGTTGCCCCCGGGCTACCGCACCACGCCGTACACGGAAGAAGAGGCCGACGCCTGGACGAAAGCCCAGGCGTCGCATGACGAGGGCGAAAGCCACCCAACACGAAGGAGTCACCGCTGATGGCGATCAACGAAACGAGAGCCGTCTCCGTCACCCTGGAGGCCGACCTGGCCGCGCCAGGGTTTCTTCCGCTCATTGACCTGGCCCCCGGCAATATCGTCATCCCGAATCAGTCGCAGCTTACGGTGACGGGCACGCCCAGCCCCCTGGAGGTGGCGGTCATGCTGTGCGCCCCTGGCACCGTCCTGGGCACGCCCGCCGAGGGGGCGACCCTGGAACAGAGCGAGGTCTTTAACGTGACATCAGGCAAGGTCTTTGTGCTGGAAGGCAACGTGCCCCCGCTGGCGCAGGGAGGCGTGCTGGGGCTGTACGTGCCCGTGGCGCTGCTGACGGTGGGGGCCAAGGTCGAGGGCGTGCTGAGCATCGTGCGCTAGGGGGAAACATGTCACGCCCGCTTGAAATCGACGTCAAGGCGCAGGTGGAGTGTAGTCTGCGCCTGACGTTGGAGTATCTGGTTATGCATGCGCCCATGCGCGAGTTATTTACGATCCAGGAGATGCTGTCCCGGCATGCCGCCGATGTCGCGTGGCAACAGAGTCAGACAGCGCTCATGCCCCTGCCGAAGGATTTGCAGGAGATGCCCGACTTCATGCGTCAACAGCTCGTAGAATTTGAGCGCCAGAAGCGTATGCAGCAAGAGATGTTGAACTATACGGCCAGCGAGTACCGCCAGGAGAGTTAGCGTATGCCGAGAGATTTTGTGCCGTGCCTGTATTGGGAGCAGGTGCTTGAAGGCCGGCTGATTGGCCAGGGCTCCTTCTCCTGTGATGTGATAGAGCTTTTTGAGTTCAGCAGGGTCGATACGCAGGAGGTCGATACCAGGATGGGCGTGGCTTCGCACCAGTTCACGTTGCGCCAGGAGTGCACCGTTGCCCCTGACGGCGTACCAGCGCTGGCACGCTTTGACACAGCGCCCCCCTTGCGCGGCCCACTGTTTGCGCAATTCTACGCGGCCATGGCCGACCTGGAGTAGCGTATGCCAGCGATTAGCGCGAGAAGCATCGGGACCACGGCGCTCCGGCTGCTGGGTGTCGCGGCAGCCGAGCAGCCCTTGAGCAGCGATATGGCACAGGCGGCCCTCGACGCCCTCAATACGATGCTCGATGCGTGGAGCGTGGAGCGACTCCTTCAGTGGACACGCCCGCGCTACCCTCTGCCCCTGGTCGCGGGGCAGGGGGCCTATTCCTGGGGATTCGTCCAGGGCGAAGCCACGCCCGCTGACATCCCGCACCCGGCCCCCGTACGCCTGGAGATCGCGCTGTTGAACATTGGCGGCAGCCCGGCACAGGAGTGGCAGGTGCAGATTCTCAGCCAGGAGGACTACGAGAATCTTGTCTGGTTCAAAACGTTAGAGAGCGCCTACGTCGAGGCGTGTTACTTAGAGGATACGCAGCCCTACAACGTGCTGCACGTCTATCCTGTACCCACGGGCGGGCATACGCTGATACTCCTGCCCTGGCAGGCGCACAGCCCCTATGAGGCATGGGATAGCGTGCTGGACTGGCCGAACGGGTACGCCCGGGCCTTTCAGGCGAATCTTGCCCTCGAACTGGCCCCGCAGTATGCCGTAGAGCCATCGCCTACGTTGCTCAGGATGGCAGACGAGAGCAAGCGGGCACTCTACCCGGGGAACCTGACCATGGGGCGCCTGTCGATCAATCCACAGAAGCGGGTAGGCGTCAGCGGACACGGATATAACGCTGATTTCCTGGCTGGGAGATAACCTATGTTCAACGCCTTGCGGCATCAAGGGAATGCGCACGCCCGTTTCAGCGGCTGCCAGGGGCGGAGTGCTCAACGCCTTGCGGCAATCAAGGGAATATCGACCTGCCATACATCATAGCATAAAGGATGCGTGACGTGGCCTTGACTCCGGTGCAATTGGTGGGAGGATCATACGTTTCTCGCGCCAGGTCACTGGATCTGTCAGCGAGTATTAATTGCTACATAGAACCAGGGGCGGATAAAAAAAGGGGCACGCTCATCGGCACGCCTGGGCTGCGCCTGTGGACCACGCTGACGGATCGGCCAGTACGGGGACTCTACACGGCGTCAGGCAGCCGTGTCTTTGGCGTGGCTGGGAGGACGTTCTATGAACTCTTCCCCAATCAGACGAGCCTGCCAAGAGGCAATCTCATCACGTCCAGCGGCATCGTCAATTTTGCCGACGATGGACAGACCGTCGTGGCAGTGGATGGCCAGAAGGGGTATCTCCTCGACCTGGCCGCTGGCAGCATGTTCCAGGTCATCACGGATCCGGACTGGAAGCCGGCCAGCCATGTGGCGTACCTGAACGGCGTGATGATCTTTAACGAGCTGGGTAGCGGACGCTTCTTCTGGAGCCAGATTCTCGACCCTGGCAACCTCGACGCCCTCGACTTTGCCAGTGCCGAGGCGCGGCCTGATCCGCTCGTGGGCCTCAAAGTGTCGCACGGGGAGCTGATCCTGTTCGGCTCTACCAGCGTCGAGTGGTGGGTGCCGACGGGCAATTTCCTCAGCCCCTTTCAGCGTCTGCCGGGGGCCGTGATTGATCTTGGCTGCTACAGTGGCCACTCGATCCGCATGTTCAAGGATACCGTTGGCTGGCTGGCGAGTGACCCGTCAGGCGGCTTTGCCGTGATGATTGCGAACGGGTACAAGCCGCAGAAAGTCTCGACGGATGCGCTCGAATCCGCCTTTACGCAGTGGGCCAATCTGCCACACGCCACGGCCCTCACCTACACGCAGGATGCCCATCCGTTCTACCTGCTCAATGCGCCAGCGCAGCCCACCAGCGTCTGTTTTGATGGCGAGACGGGGGCCTGGCACGACCGCGCCTGGCTGGCCGAGGACGGGAGTTTCGAGCGCTGGCGTGGCGAGGTCAACACGTTTGGCTTTCAGCGCCACCTGGTCGGGGACTTCGAGGACGGGCGTATCTACGATATGAGGCTCGATCATTACTTCGACGACACGCGGGCCATCCTGCGTGTGCGCCGTATTCCGAGCGTCGAGGCCATGCAGCAACGAATACGCCACAGCCTGTTCCGGTTGCGCCTGGATGCCGGCGTGGGGCTGGACGGGGGCACCATCCCGGGGGCCGACCCGCAGATGCGCTTGCGCTGGAGTGACGATGACGGCTCCTACTGGTCCCGGGAGCTGTGGCGCAGTGCCGGCAAGATTGGGAACACGGGCCGCGTGTGCGAGTGGCGCATGCTCGGGCAGAGCCGCCAGCGGTGCTATGAGCTGCGCTGCTCAGACCCGGTGCCGGTGAGATGGACCGATGCGTGGGTGGAGGTGTCCTGATGCTGCCAGATGCTGTCGAGTATTTTCACATTGAGCAAGACATTGCCGGCCCCTGCCAGGCGCCGATTGCCACCGTCATGGCTCCTGCCGGCTGGCTCTGGAGTCATCCCCGGCTGACATGGTGGGCGGCCTGGCTGCGTCGTCTCGGCTGGCGCGGGAGGGTGCCGGCCTGGGCGCGGCGCACGTGTTTCAGCACGTATCCTGATTACTTTTGCCCGTGTGGGGCGTACCGTCTCCTCTGGAAGGACCTGGCACCTTGGCAGAAATCCTGACACCAGCGCCTATCCTGCACCCGATCGCCGAACCACCGAACGGCCTGACTTCGCGTCCGTGGGCCAGGTGGTTTCTCGCGCTTCAGGAGCAGGCCATGCTGGGGGGTGGCACCCCAGGACCCGAAGGCCCTCCCGGCCCCCAGGGCGAACAGGGCCAGCCGGCCCAGAGGGACCACAAGGCGACGCAGGCCCTATAGGTCCCACAGGCCCCACAGGTGCCACTGGAGCGACGGGTGCCACAGGCCCCGCGGGTGCGGACGCCACGCTTGGCCCGACGCTCACCACGATTGAGGCGCTGACCGGCACCGCCGACACCATGCTCTACTTTACGGGCACGGACGTGGCCGCGCTCAGTGCGCTGTCGGCCCTGGCCCGGATGCTCCTGGACGATACGACCCAGGCGGCGATGCAGAGTACGCTGGGCCTGGGGAGTGCGGCGACCCAGCCCTACCAGGCGAACACGTTCACCGTCACGGCGACCGGCTTTAGCGGCACGGCGCCGAGCGGCACGGCACGCTATGTCAAGGTCGGGGCGCTGGTCAGCATTGTCTTTCCACGCCTGGAAGGGACCAGCAATGCGACCACGTTTACGCTGACCGGGCTCCCGGTGGCCTTGCAGGCGGTGAGTATGATTGTCACCCAGTTAGTCGGCGTGCGGGACAATGGGGCGTTCCTGTTCGCGCCCGGCTTTCTGGTCCTGGTGCCAGGCTCGTCCGTCTTGACGCTGTACAAGGATGTGCCCGGCACCGCCTGGACCGCCAGCGGAACCAAAACCATGGTCGAAAGCGTGTTGACCTATGCGGCACTTTGATACTTCGGAGGATTGACCCTTGGCCAACGTCGGCGTAATCGCGACCTATCCGCTCTTCCATGGGTTTTACCCGAACGGGGCCCCGTTAATCGGCGGGAAACTGCACACCTATGAGGCTGGCACCCAGACGCCCGCGGCCGTGTATCACGACGCCGCGGCGACGATGCCGCACCAGAACCCGATTATCCTGGATGACCGCGGCGAGGCGTTAGTCCACATCACGCAGGCCATGTTGTGGAGGCTCGAAACGCCCACCGGCGTGCAGTTGTGGGAAGTGGATAACATTGGCCTCGGCGGCGGCGGGTCCACCATTCCGCCCTCGACCGTGGGCGTCAATCATGGGGATGTGAGCATAGGGCTGGTGGGGTAAAAACGCCTTACGGCATCAATGGAATAGACACGAAGCACTTGAAGCAGCCTAATGACGGGTGCTTGGTTTGCTCTGCTCAACGCCTTGCGGCATCAAAGGAGACTAAGTGTCACGTTTATTTTATCACACCTGCCAGGACAACGCCGGAAACTTATTGTTCGATGTCACGGGCACTATGCGTATCGCAGGCTCAGGCACCTTAGCCACGATTTATGGCGACGAAAACTTGACAGTTATTCTGCCCAACCCGATGACCTGCCATCCCTCCTTTGCGTCGTTCAAATGTTTCCTGGGCGCGGGCGACTATGATTTCTACCTCGCCAAGTCGGGGTATACCTTTGAGACGCTGACGGGCGTGCAGGGGCACGGGACGATGGCGCAGCAGGACGCCAGCGCTGTGGCCATTACCGGCGGGAACGTCACCGGGCTGGCGACGCTCACGGTGACCGGCACGGCGGGTGCGGCCAACGCCTCGCTCACCGGCGTGATTGTGCCCAACTTTACTCCGAGCAGCGGCACGCCGACCGCTTTTTCAGGCCAGGTGACGGTCGGAACCAATCGCTACAATGTCTACATGGACGGCACGGCGGCGAACTATATGCG